ATTCATCTCTATGAATAAGGCAGATACGAACCATCTCTTCAAAATCATCGACATCAATCGGTTTAACAACTTCACGTCCGTGCTTATATGCTGTCTTACGTACATATGTACTACCATGAGGCTTGAATCGTTTATAAATTCTAGGCATCAGGATCACCCCACATTCGTTTAAAAGCAAGTTTTGAGCCATATTCGAACTTGAATGCATCCTCTTCTGAACACTTAGCATTTGCATGTCTAACACATGCCCCATTTACATAGTATGCAGCTGTGATTCGTCTGCCTTTCTTGGTGATGCGAATCTCTTCATCCACATCTTTGATGGACTCATTAATCAAATTTTTATACACACTATCAAATGCTGTTTGTAGTTTATCAACAAGTATTTCAAAATTTTGTCTCATCATTATGCCCTCCTTCCATGCATTACTTTTTCTTTCCAAATTTCTGCTATAGAAAATATTTTTTCTGGTGGATTCTCATTATATTTTGCTCGAATTTGTACTATATCTTTTCCACCAAATTCCATCGTATATAGCGGTTTATCCTTTTCTTCCGCTTTTCTTATGAAGATGATTGTTGTTTTACCTTCTGTATGTTTTTCTACATAAGTACCTACGCAATGATGAAGTGATGTTCCTTCTTCAACTAACTCACTAGCTTTCTTAGGTAAAATAAATACATATCCATTAATCTTCATCTCCATACGCTTTCTAATTTTTGTTAATTTTTCAAACTTCTTTCTAGTTTCTTCATCTCTCTTTCTTTTCTCTTCTTCGTTTCTTTCCTTTTCAAGTGCATTGAACAATTCAACCATATCTCGATGAGCTTTAAACAAGTCCTTTGGACATGCATTACTTTCATTAACCTGAATATGGCATGATTCCATTAACTTTAAATAATCAATATAGAGTTTAAAATCAAAATTTGTTTTCATTACCCAGTTTTGAAAATGCACAATTCCAACACACCTAGGAATCTTATCGAAATTAACATGAGATATTTTGCTCTCAATACCTGGAACAACTTTTCCATTTCTCTCTCTGATTTTTTCTTCAATGATTATATTTTCAAAACCGACATCTGAATTTTTTATCTTATGCTTGTGTTGTCTTAACCATTTCTCATTCAGAATTCGCATATCACATAGATACGATGAATACATTAATTCATGAGTCAATTTGCGAGCATTAATCTTCTGCAGAAATTCTATTTCACATCGATATTTATAAAACTTGCGCAGATCCCAAATACCGATTGGAGCAATCCAATTGATATACTTCAATTCAGAGATTGTTTTTAATCGTTCATCAATGTTGTTTTCATATGTAATTACACTTGTATATGGCCCACCCATCGAATACTGTCTACACAATCCAAATTGGTAATGTCCTTTCAAGTAATAATTCTGGCTACACTGAATATGCTTATCGTTTTCTAACAATTCAAAATTAACAAGTTCACATTCAATATTTTGAAATCCATTATCGTATCTGGAATAGAATCCGTAGGACTGTACCTCTATACGTTTTGATGTACAGAGGATGATCATGAAGCATTTGTAGCAATCATAAAATGTAATCCTCGTATTCTTCGCCAGCTTCTTACGGATAACTTTGCATCCTTTTCGATTTGATGTAATTGTCTGTTTTTTATTCGAAAAAACCATTGTTGGAATTTGAGAGTAACACCAGTCATAGAACCCTTTAGGTGGGTGTAACCTTTTCTTAACGTAATAGTCTGCAGTTCTCATAGTTCAAAAAGATTAATCCTCTCAAAATCCGCCTTCTTATGGTTCGTTTTAACATCGATTTTAGATGATTCTTCCTTTTCTACAGGTTTCTTGTCATTGCTTGTAGTCACCGATGCTGTAACGCTTGATTTGACTTCTTTAAGGTCTGATTTGAAGTAATCCACAACCCAACCAAATACAACAGAATCCGCAATCATTGCACAATTATTTTCTTTGCTCTTATATGCATTATTAGCGCAGTATTCAATCGCTGCTTTAATTGTTTTTCCATCATGGCATATATTTTCGAATAAAGCATCGTCCGTCTGATCACATAGCCAATTATGTATAACATCAACAGCCGAAGAATGTTTCTGACTCATCTCTTCATTCATCTTGACCAACGCTCTTTGTTTAATATCCGACATTTTAAATTCCTTCCTTTTGCATCTTCTGCAATCTCTCAATTAATTCCTTTGAAGCTGGTGTGCCTTCTGGTAATGTGCCTGCTTCTTGTTGTCGGATATATTCCGGCATTGATATTTTTGTTGATGATTGTGAAGCATTAATCGTCTCTCGTTCAGAACGTGCAATCCAAGAATTGATGAAGCGTAAGATCCCATTCTTAGTCTTTCGCTTCGTTGGATTAACTTTTAGCCATTGGCTCATCTTCATAATCTGATTGCGTACGTCCACGCCTGGATAAGCATCCACAAATTCGTTTAGATGATTCTCTGAAATGTGAAACCGAGAACCGTCTTTCAGAATTAAAGGTGGTAATTCTGTCACCTGTTCGGATGCGAACGAAGTTTGCTCCGAACAAGTATTATTTATATATTTATATTCTTTATATTCTTTATTTCTTCTATTGTGTGCAGTCAGTGTATCAGTCTGTGTGTCAGTAGATGTATCAAGATGTGTATCGTTTAGTGTTCCATCATTTTCATCTATATCTTGATATTTTGCGTAATTTACTACACTTATTAACGTCCATGACTGTGTCACTGTACGTGTTATTTGATGTTCGTTTTCAAGTAGCTGTAACAACCGTCTAACTGTATTGACAGATAGATGTGATTCTTTAGCTAAATTTCGAGCAGAAGTAATAAATGAACCTCTATCAACAAGAACACCTTTGAAGTATGCTGGCTTCCAATTTGCTTTAAGTAATAATAGAATCCAAAACCTAAACATATTTGGATAATCATGGTATCGCCATTCTAAAATTTGGCGATCTATTTTAATAAAACCCTGTTTCATATATGTCCTTTGCCACACTTACAATCAACTTGTATTTTCTGTGACATACCCTTTCTTTTAAAGCGGTCTAATTGCAACCAATGCGTAAGCGTTAGACCAGTTCGCCTTTCTAATTTAATTTGGCATTGGTTGCAGCTAGTGATCGCGCTCCTGCAAGTGTGCGCAAAACTTCACGATAACTAAGCCCCTTCTTTTCTAAAATTCTGTATATCTGTGATGCAGTGCGCTCGACAATGGCATCTCTTGCAGATTGATTTTCAAATTCTTCTAGTGTTAGTTGTTTCTTCATGTTTTTCTCCTATTAACAGTTCTAACTGTTTTTGTGTTTGATAAAATTTGCATTGTAATCGTTCGTTCTTAACTTCAAAAACTCTGTAACCAGCCTGTATTGGCGGGCAGCTTTGAGTTTCTTCATTCCATCTAGTACATCTTTTGCAGTCAAAGCATTGTTTAATCACACTGATCACTCATCTCTTTTATTTTTCTTTGGAATGCATCCAGTTTTGAAAGTTCAAAGTTAAGTGCAGCTTCTGCTTGATCGTCATTAAGGATAGTTATTCCTTCCGTGCTAATTTTCTTAGTAGGAAGTCCTTTTAATCTACGAAGCTTATCTCTGATTAACTCATTCATAGGTCAATACCTACCAAGAATAAAAACGCTTTTACAAAAATGCATATAAACATTGCTAGTAATGCTATTTCTTCAAGCGTGTTAATTACGTTCTTTTTTAATTTCATGTTTTACTCTCAACTTTCTATTTGATATAATGAGAGTGGCTTTAATCAGCCACTAACTAGCGCTCTGACTTTCGACGGACTGAGCGTTTTTAATTTGCGGATACATATTCATCAATTCTTTTAACGAATACCCAATTAGCTTTGCTACTGTTTTTGTTCTAACTTTGTACGAAAACATGTAATTGATGCCTAATTCTTTCTTATCGATTTCTTGCGCAGCATCAAACAGTGTGTTCAGGTCTTTTCTTTTGTAACCAGAAACTCTACCAACATCCGTCTTTTTCAAATACGGCATTCGGACAAGTTTTGAATTATCATAAACTTTCATCTAATAATTTTCTTTCTACCTCCTATAATTGAATTGAAAGGAGGTGCTACTGTGAATAAAATAAGTGAAGATAAAGCCCTTAAAATGGCTTATGAGTTAACTGTTAAAGCGATTGAAGCCGGAAGTTTTTCCAACACAACCGACGGCATTTATATCGGTGTGCAAATTTCTAGACTTTTCGAAACAATCGTCGACAAATTAGCTCAGAACGATCCTAAAAATGATTAACATCAACAAGTTTGGCGGTTGCTTCAATAACCGCTGGCAAAATGCTTTCAGTCTGCATACTGGAGGCATTTTTCAATTCTCTCTGAATCCAGTCACACAATGTATTGATTGTTTCATATACTTTGTCGTCCATGTTTCCTCCTTATATGACGTTTCGTCATGTTTTAATTTAAAAAAATTTGGTGAATCTCTTCTGATTTTAACTGTAATTCACTTGATATGTCTCTAATCTCTTCAGCAGAAAACTGTCGCTTATTATTAATTTTATAACTTAAGGATGCTCTGGAGATCCCTACTTTCTTTGCCAAAGTATCAAGCAAAATACCATTTTCAACCATCTTAGCTTTTAACTTTTTTGTATCTGTCATTCCATATCCTTTCTATGACGTTTCGTCATGTTTATATTATGCTTGATTTGACGTATTGTCAACAAATTTATTCACTACTTTTAAAAAAATTGACGTTTAATCAGAAAAGTTTTAATATCTACTTGCAAGATAAGAGGAAATAATATGAATAATATAGGAGAAATAATTAAGAAATTGCGCGAAAGAAAAGGTTTGACACAAGAGGAGCTAGCTGCGAAGGTAGGATATACATCTGCTACTACTATTAACAAAATCGAATCTGGAACTAATAAATTAAAACAAGAAAAAATAAAAATATTTGCAGATGTATTAGAGTGCACTATTTCTGAATTACTTGGCATTGATGAGATAAATAATTTACGTCCTATTTCTTCAATGGATATTCGCAAAATCCCTTTATATGACTTCATTTCATGCGGTGAAGGTGGATTTGTGGACGATAACATAATCGACTATGTTTCCCTTCCTGCATCTATGTTCAGCGCCAGGAAAGAATACTTTGCTCAATATGCGAAAGGTGATTCGATGACCAATGCTAATATCAACGATGGTGATCTAGTTATTTTTGAAAAAACATCAACAATTACAAATGGAATGATTGGATGTTTCTGTATAGACGATAATACCGCTACTTGCAAGCGTCTTTCTATTTCAAACGACCAAATTATCCTATTGCCTGAAAATCCTTCTTATAGCCCTATTATCGTTAGCGTAGAATCATTTAAGTCTATCGGGAAGCTTGCTTTTGTAATTAATGATAGAAGAGAAGAAGGAGATAAATAATATGGATTTCAAACAGCCTTTATCAGTTTGCGAGCAAACTAAGTACCTAAGTGAGAATAAGAGAGTTGTTTATAACAGCATATCAGAATCTGATGCCCAAGAAATTTTATATAAATACAATTACATCAATGTTATTACACCATTTAAATATAGATTTGCTCGAAAGAATGAAAAGGGATTAACTATAAAAGATGCTAACCATAATCACATTTATGATCGCGACGTAGATTTCAAAGAATATTTCGATTTATATTTAAAGGAGCGCGAAGCATATCCTACTCTTTATAAAAACATTATGAATTTCGAAGTTATATTAAATGCTATTATTTCTTATGAATGTTTATGTTCTTATAACTTAGAAACAACTGATAAATTCAATGATTTTATAAATAACTTAGAAGTAAATATCAACGGACTTGACTGGGATGATTATAAAAAGAATAAGCTGCTTGAGGTCGTTCATAATTTACCTAGTGAACTAGAACTGTACAAAAGTCCATATATTTTATTTGATAATCTAACTCTTAACGAAATTTTAGTAGTACTAATCGGTATGAAGAAAGAAATACAACAGAAATGCATTAATGAGATAGTTCTACGTCAACAGATAGTTCTAGCAACCGATATAGTTACATTCTATGAACAAGCTTCAAAAATAGTTAGAATTAGAAATTGTATATGCCACAATGATAGCATTGAAATTTTATTGAGATTTCGCTGTAGGCATAACAAAACTATACGTAAATCTAGTGACAAAAAAAGTTATGCAAATTTAATTTCTAAATTATCACAATAGCTGAATAACGAAAAATAGCCATCATATGATGGCTATTCCCCTACCTCATTCGGCTGTTTGCATTAATATAATATTGCAACTAAATTAAACTGTCAACACAAATGTTTCAAAAAAAGTGTGCTGTATTAATATACGCTTTTTATAGCAACTAGTCAAATAAAGTTTTATTTAACATTATTAGGAGAAATATGGATCAAGTAGAAAAATATCTAAATGAAATTAGTGCTGCAATGTGCAAGATGTCACCAATTGAACGAGAACGAATGATGGAGGTGTTACGTATATCCTTCCCCGAATTCTTTGATAGTAATCATAAACGTTCATAAAAAGGAGGAACTATGTCCGTCGCAAAAGATAAAGCCAGTGGTCTTTGGTATTACGTCTATAAAGTGAGAAATCCTCTGACAAATAAGGTATCTTGGAAAAAGAAACGCGGCTTTGCAACAAAGCGGGATGCTTTACACGCAGAAGCTGACGCGCAACGAATAACGCAGGATACATCAGGAGAATTGACATTTAGAGAAATGTCAGAAAAGTACATGGATAGCATTGAATCATCGGATACAATGCGACAAATCAAAAGAACACACTTTATTCAAAGATTTTCCGATTATTATGAAATGCCAATCAGAAAAATAATACCCTTACAATTGGATGCCTGGCGAGCAGAACTGTCGAAAAATGATAATTATGCATTCAGAACCAAAAATACAACCGTCCAATATGTCAGAGCTGTATTTAACTATGCGAATAAATTCTATGGACTTCCAGCAGTAGATCACGTCTTAAAGCCGCTAAAGCGACCTAGAGAAATCCAGAAAGAACAACAGGTTTGGACTATCGATGAATTCAATGCATTCTTAAAATGCGTAGAAATAGAAATTTATAAAAAGTTCTTTATATTCTTATATTGGACTGGATGTAGACGCGGTGAAGCGATGGCTCTACACCATGATGATATAAACGTTGCAGAACACACAGCAAGTATTGTTAAATCCATCAAACATTTTTCGAACGGAGAATTACCCACAAAAACAGGAAAGCCTCGTAAAATCAATTTAACAGGCATTGTGATGGAGACAATTAAACCATTACTAGAAACTGAAGGCGTTTACCTATTTGGTTCTGAACAGTCGTTGTCCATTTCAGGAATCCAGCGTGAATTTGATAGAGCCAAGAAAAAAGCAACTTCAATCAATCAGAAAGTAACAATACACGGTTTACGTCACAGTTTCGCCACCAATGCGATAAGTAACGGATGCAACATCATTGCAGTATCTAAGCATCTTGGTCACAGTAAGATAGATATCACTCTAAATACGTACTCACATCTGCTAGAGCAAACAGATGCTGAAATGTTAAATATTATCGAAAAACTATCTAAAAGTTGA